TAGAAGTACCAAAACCTGTTAAGGCAGGCGCTGTTACTACTAAAGGGATAGCACCAACTAGTGAAGGAAAAGCTTCTGGTGGCACACCTTTTAAAATTAGTAAAGGAAAAGTTTCAGGTACTATGCAAGCAATGGGAGCCGCTAAAAAAGGTGGCAAATACACTTGGATTTAATATATGGCATATGCTAGCGGAAAATTTGCATTAGCCATTTCTGATCGTAGTGGGTTACAATTTCCCTATACGGAAATGGTTAAAGAATGGACAGGCGCGTGGGTGCATACAAGTGAGTATACCCCTAAGGCGCCACAATTAATGCCTCATGAGCATTCTCCTGATCCCCAAGCTTTGAAACATGCTAGGCCAGCTAGAGTTGCTCCGGCAGCATTAATTTTGTTGCCTATTAATCCTTTTGAGACTTACGCTTCCGGATCACAAGTTATAAACGTTCATTCCCCGGATCATGGTAGATCTACGGGTGCTACAGTTAGGTTTAGAGGAACTCCTTTTGTATCCTCTGAAACAAATGTATTTGCAGATTGTCAAGCAGTAGATGGTATTACTGGAGCAGTTCTTTGTGCTGTTGCTGGGTATACAATTACAAAAGGAAAATATGTATCAGGATCCAGTGATGATTCTGATGACTGGTATTATTTTTCCACAGGTTTATTAACAGCTACGACTGGAGGAATTAAAGGAGGAGGTTACCCTATTTCAGCAGGTCCTGTAACCATAAGCGCATAATGGCAACTTACGCACAATTAACACAACAAATACTTGACTATTCAGAAGTCAGCACTGATGTTTTCACGTCCACCATTACGGATGGATTCATAGAACATACGGAAAATAGAATTTTACGGGACGCTGATCTTCCAGTTTTTCGTTCTTATCAATACACTAATTTTACGGCCTCTAATGGATTTTTAAGCTTACCGGGAGGAACCTCTCCTACCCCTGTTTTATTTAATGTTATTAGAAGTGTGATGATTTACCCAGCTGCTGGCAGTGGAGCTAGAACCTATCTGGAACGAAAAGATGTGACATGGATGAATGAATTTTGGCCTAACAGAGCCACAGAAGGAACTCCACAATATTATACACAATGGGATCAAGATAGTATATATGTAGTACCTACTCCAGATGAGGCATATTATGTGGAGGTTGGTTTAATAAAATTACCAACTAGACTTTCATCCACTAATACCACTACCTGGTTAGGAGACAACGCCTCACAGCTATTGCTGTATGGGTGCCTTGTCGAAGCTTTCAAATTCTTGAAGGGATCAGCGGAAATGCTGCAAATTTATGAGCAATCGTATCAACAGACTTTACAGGAAGTTGTTACGCAACAACAAGGCCGAGGAAGGCGTGATGAATATATGTCTGGTGTTCTTAGAGTACCGGAACCATCATTCCAGCCTGGACTTGGATCAATTAAACCAGGGCCAATAGGCCCACAAGGAGGACAATAAAATGGGAGTAGGAACATCCGGAGTTTGTACAAGCTTTAAGCAGGAATTGCTCGTTGGAACTCATAATTTTACCAATGGAGCGGATGCCTTTAAGATTGCGTTGTATACAAACTCTTCAACTATTAGTGTTGCTAGCACTGTTTATGTAACTAGCGGAGAAACCACTAATGATGCAGGAACAGCCTATACAGCTGGTGGAAATACACTCGTGAATGTAACGCCCACGACTTCAGGAACAACCGCTTACTGCGATTTTTCTGATACGTCATGGTCTACAGCTTCATTTACAGCTTACGGTGCGCTTATTTATAATAGCAGCGATTCCAATAAGGCTGTATGTGTGTTAAACTTTGGTGGAGACAAGACATCAAGTGCTGGAACATTCACTATACAATTCCCAGCTGATGATGCGTCAAATGCGATTTTAAGATTAGAAACACCGTAGGATTACTATGGCATTAGTCTTAAATGATCGCGTCAAGGAGACGTCAATAACCACGGGTACGGGCGATGTAACGTTTGGTGGAGCAGTCACTGGCTTCGACACTTTTTCAACTGGAGTTGGCAACAATAATACAACGTATTACGCTATTGCTAATAGAACAGTTGATGAATGGGAAGTAGGAGTAGGAACTCTTTCAGGTGATAGTTCTACTATGGAACGGACAACTGTTCTTACAAATTCCGACGGGAACACATCAGCAATAACTCTTTCAGCAGGAACGAAAGATATATTCTGTTCAATGCCTGCGAGCAAGACGATGGACATGACTTTAACCACGACAGGTGATACGTTGTATGCCTCCGCAGCAAATACACCAGCACGGTTAGCAGTAGGAACAGCACGATATACTTTACAAACTAATTCAGGAGGGACGCTACCCGAATGGGCGGCATCTCCTCAATCACTTTTAACCGGACAGGGGGATATATTATATACCTCTGCCGCAAACACGCTTGCTCGACTGGCGGCAGGAACGGGATCATATCTTCTTGCAATGAATTCAGGGGGAACGGCTCCTGAATGGGCGGAGAATACAAGCGCTACAAAAGGGTTCAGTGTTGCAATGGCAATTGCGCTCTGATATAAGGAAATAGGAGAAAAATGGCTCAGGATTTTAAAAAAGCATATAAATCGCAAATAACTACTGGTGATGCTACTCTATTAACAGCTGATAGTAATGATGCCATAATTGGCATTAGACTCACTAATATCACCACATCCGCTATTACGGTAGATGTATGGCTTGACGTGGCAGGAGCCGGCACTACGGCATCTGTGGTATACATAGCTGATGACCTTAGCATTGCACCAAAATCCAGTATAGAACTGATTCAAGGTGGCGCTAAAATGGTTATGCAGAGTACTGATGAACTTCATGCTCAAGCGAGTGCGGCGACATCATGTGCGGCATGGGTTAGTTACGTAGACGCGATTAGTTCATAAGGAGGAATAACATGGCTGAAACGAAAGATCAAAATGGAACTTTATATATTGGTCAGGAAAGTGCCAAGGACGGGTTTTTCACCCATCAGGTAACCATAGACGGAAATCATTACATTGAATCGGCTGTGCTGGCCGGACCAGTTTCCTATACGGGAACGGTGACAATAACAGGTAACGTGGTCATAGTATGAGTACATTAAACGTAGATAAGGTAGATCCCAGTACGGGAACGGCATTAGAAATTGGCAGCTCGGGCGATACCATAACAGTACCATCAGGTGCGACTTTCGCTGTTTCAGGAACAATGAACGCCTCATCCATCACAGCAGGAACTGTGGCAACAGCTCGTCTAGGTTCAGGAACAGCTTCTTCAAGCACGGTATTATACGGAGATCAGACTTATAAAGCAGAACCGACTGGAGTTGCTCTTACAGGATCAACAGATAATACAGTTGTAACTGTAACGGGAGCAGATGCAATACAAGGCGAAGCTTCCATGACTTATGATGGAACTACACTTGCATTAACTACATCAGGTGGTGGAATAAAATTAGATAATTTAGCATCTAGTAATGTTAATACTTTAGATTATTATGAGAGAGGTAGCTGGACACCAGCAGTTGTGGGAGGAACAAAGGGAATAGATACTACTTATGAAGCGTCTTATACAAGAATTGGAAACAGATGTTGCATAACTTTTTATGTAGATGTGAACTCCTCTGGGGACAGTACTCAAATGCAATTTTCTGGACTTCCTTTTACTGTATCTGGAAATGGTTCAGATTATGCAGTATGTAGATATATTGGCACTGCAAGAGTGGTTGCTTGGGGTGGAGCTATGGAAGCCTCAACATCATTGAAATTTTTCAAAGAAGACGATACTGCAATGCCTCAAAATGAAATGGGGAGTCAGCATATTCAACTTTCAGTTACATATGCTTGCTGAAGGATAATTAAAAGGAGGTAAAAAATGGCATTAACCAAAGAAAATGAAATAAACAGGATTGAAGTTGTAACTGAATATAAGCATATTCAAGTTAGAACGGATACCGTGATAAAGGAAGATGGGAAAGAACTTTCCCGTGCAGCCCACAGACACGTTATTCATTGTAATATTTCTGATGAAGATTTAGCGAAAGAACACGCTGATGTTCAAGCAGTAGCCAATAGTGGTATTTGGACGCAAGCAGTTAAAGATGCTTATACCGCTAAACTAGCAGAAAGTATATAGGATAATAAATGGCAGAAATTCGTCTAAAAAGTACCGGCACGATAAAGCTTTTCGAAAATGATAATACAAGCAATATTACCATAGCCTCACCGGCGAGTCTGGGTGCTGACAGGACAGTAACACTTCCTGATGCGGACGTGACTTTGGCCAGTGGAACAATGAATGATGCCACTAATCTTTCAGGAACGGTACCTATAGCAAACGGTGGAACAGGATCAACCTCAACCACCTATGCAAGTTTAACTGCTAATGTTTCAGGAACGCTGTTTAGGTTCAGCTGCTAATTTTGTTGTTGATGATATATTTACAACTACTTACAGAAACTATCTTGTACTCTTTCAGAATGTCAGAGCTTCAGCAGATGGCAATAATTTACATTTTAGATTTAGAACAGGCGGAGCTTCTGGCTCAACTGACTCGTCTGCTCAGTATAGATATGCAAGTAGATATTTTGATGATGATGGACACCAAGCTAGTAATACAGGTGTAGACCAAACACAGTTTCAAATAGCAGATGGTTCAGAATCGGCTGGTGATTGGAAAGGTTTTTGCGGCACATTCACATTTTATAATCCGTTTGGAGGAACTTCTACAAGATATACTGGCAACGGAAGTTTCATAAGGTCGGATGTAACAGATTGTGTTGCGAGTTATAATGCAGGACATTTTGATAGTAATACTTCTTTTACTGGTCTAGATGTATATTATTCAGCCACCACCGTAGCTGCTGGCTCAGAGATGACAATTTATGCGTGGAAGAGTAGTTAGGGAGTAGTTATGGCAGAAAATTATAAAGTTTGGGATAATATTGTTGGTTTAAGAGATATGACACCAGAAGAAAAATCACAAAGAATAAAAGATGTTGATGAATGGAATAGTGATGCTGAAAAATTAAAACGCATTAAACATATCAGACAACGAAAATTACAAGAAACAGACTGGTGGGTATTCAGAGGTCAAATGACGGAAGCAGAGGTGGCGTGGAGACAATCTTTAAGAGATATACCGACTACATATTCTGCTAGTGATTATGATGCTTTATTAGAAATAGAAGGCAAGGTGGAAAACAAATCACTTAAACATTCAATATGGAGTAAACCCTAATGGCCTCAGTCTTAAAAGTCGACAAACTAGATCCCCAAAGCGGAACGGCGTTGGAGATTGGTACGTCAGGTGATACGATTTCAGTGCCGTCAGGCGCAACACTGGACATCAGCGCATCCACCCTGACACCCCCAGCTACTATGCCCGCAAGTTCAGGTATTAATTTTACAGCTTTGAACGCAACGAATCTCGGATCCGGAACGGTTCCAACAGCTAGGCTGGGCAGTGGAACGGCTAGTTCAAGCACGGTATTATACGGAGATCAAACTTACAAGGCGGAACCTGGTGGTGGAAAAATTTTGCAAGTGCAATATACTTTAAATACCTCTCCAGGGTCTACTTCTACATCTAGCACCAGTTTTGTAACTTGTGGAACTACGGTGGACATAACCCCGTCAGCCACTTCAAGTAAAATCTTATTAAATTGGATGAGTAACAGTTTAAATAGTAATGCAACCAATGATGAGTGCATATTGACTTTTTATAGGGACAGTACGCAATTAGAACAAATTTATGACCTTCAAGCGTCAACCACGTCTGGTTGGTATGGAACTCCGATGATTTATGTGGACGCTCCAAGTTCAACAAGTGCGATAACATATGATGCCAGATTTAGGGCATATCAAGCAGGTCAAACTGTTTATGGGTCGCATGGTAGTTTTATTTCTCTCATCATAGCAATGGAAATAGACGGGAGTTAATGAACAGATGGAAAACCTAGAAAAATTTTGGAAAGCGTTATTTACTTTAAAACCTGATGTTGAGGCGACTGTTCACGGAGATGTAGATTCACAGGAAAGTTTTGATAAGATTGAATGGGTTACTGGAGTGGAGAATGGTGCCTCCATAACAACTAAAGTCAATCCTCATTCAGAACTTACTTGGGAAGCAGTCAACGCTGAAATGAATAAAGTTAAAACAGAATATGACGCACAGGAATACGCAAGAAAAAGAAAAGCAGAATATCCTTCAATAGAAGAACTCGTTGTCGCATTATATGACACGGAAGACAAGACGGCAGTAGACGAGAAACGTGCTGAGATAAAACTGAAATACCCTAAACCGGGGGCCTAGATGTCTTTCGGTGCGGGAGCCATTGCCTCATTAGCTTTTGCTGAGACGAGCGAAATACTGACCGTTGTGGAACCTACGGGAGTCTACGCGGAAGTTGCTCTGGGAACGGTGACGGTCACAGGGCACGCCACTGTGGTACCAACAGGAGTTACGGCTGACGCCGCCGTGGGATCACCTACAGTTACAGGAACGGCAACGGTAACTCCAACAGGAGTTACAGCCGATGCGGACGTAGGAACGCCTACGGTTACAGGAACGGCGGTGGTTACTCCAACAGGAGTTTACTCGACAGCTAACCTTGGAACTGTTACACTCGTATGGACAATTCATCCAACGGGAGTCTCGGCTGACGTCGCGCTGGGAACCGTTACGGTTTCAGGAACGGCGGTGGTCACCCCGACAGGAGTGGCGGCGAACGTTGCAGTGGGAACACCCATCCTGACCATCTGGAACAGGGTGGATGATGCGGGTGCGGCTACATGGATTGTGGTGCCAAAAACATAAGGAGATATAATGGCTGATTCGACGATACTAAATCTTGACCTTCAGACGACTGGCGCTAACGCCGGAACGTGGGGCACCATTACAAATGAAAACCTTCAGAAAGTAGAAAAAGGAATCAAGGGATACAAGGCTGTTGATGTCGCGGGAAGCGGCACTACGAGCTTGACGGTCTCGAGTGGAACATCTGGAACAAGTGATGAGCAAAGCAGAGCCTCACTTAAATTAACGGGAACACTCACGGGGGCGATGGCCGTTGAATGCGAGGCCGTGGAAACATGGTACTTCATTGATGACGCCACCAATCGCGGGGCTGGGCCGTATGCACTGACCTTCGGGCCGGCTGGCGGAACAGCTGTTACTCTTGTGGCAACTACAGGATCAAAATATATTATTTACACGGACGGAACCACGGCGTTTGACGTACTCGCCGACGCAGGAAACATAAAGGCAGGGGGAACACTGACTAGCGCCGGAAACGTCAGCCTCGATACAGGAACATTTACATTCAACACTTCGGAAGGGGACTATGACGTACGCTTTGCGGGCGATTCTGAAACTAACCTTCTTTATATTGATGCCAGCACTGACCGTGTGGGAATTAATACAAACGCTCCAGGCGTTGATTTGGACGTCGTAGGAACATTCAGGGCATCAGGGAACACCGACATTGACGGCGGAACTTTCACCTTTAATACAACGGAAGCGGATCTCGATGCGCGTTTTGCCGGAGCAACTGAAACTAATCTTCTCTACCTGGATGCAAGCACAGATCGTGTAGGCATTAATACAGCGACCCCTACGGCTGATTTCAATGTGGAAGGGGATATTATTTTCAATGATGATGCCGGAACAAAGGATTTCAGGGTGGAGACTGGTGGGTCTGATGCTCAAACCAACATGTTTTTGGTGGACGGTTCAGCGGATAAGATTGGAATGGGGACAAGTGCCCCTGCCAATGCACGCGTGGAGATTAAGCAAGCTGGCACGACCGCAGCCATTACATGCCTGAATTTGAACCAGTTGGATACGGATAAAGGATTTATCTATTATGAAGGAACTTCGGCAGCTGACAGTTCAGCCAGTCTATCTTCCTCAACCGATACAGGTGGTGGTAAGGTAGGGGCCATTAGAGTAAGTATTAACGGAACTGATCGTTGGATTAGATTTTACGATTCAGCAGTATAGGAGTTTAAATGCCACTTATCAAGATGCCATTTCAGCCCGGTGTTAATAAGCAAGTTACAGAATATGGCGCCGAGGGGACGTGGTTTGATTCAGACAACATGCGTTTTCGCTACAGTCTTCCTGAGAAGATTGGTGGATGGGACAAGGTAACGAGTGACGCGTTGCTAGGTGCCACGCGTGGAATCGTGACATGGTTCTCGCTGGACGGCGACCAGTACTCCATCATAGGAACAAACAAAAAACTTTATCTCTTCGCACAGGGGGCGTGGTATGACATAACCCCAACCCGTGCGACTGGGACAGGAAACATCACGGGATTTGAAACTGATTCAACAACTTCCGTAGAGATAACTGACGCCGCGCACGGCGCGATTGAAGGAGATTTTGTAACGATTGACACCGTGTCCGGTGCAGTCAATGGAATTCCCGCCGCTAATCTCGAAGGAGAATTTGAAATTCAATCAGTAACATCTACCAGCGTATACACCATCATTGCCAAATCTGCCGCTACAAGCACTGGTGCGGTGGTTGCTACTGCAAATGCCACTTATGAAATAAACACTACCCCAGCCACTTCCATTCTAGGATACGGCTTTGGTGCGGGCCCGTGGGGAGGCGCTTCAGGAGGCCCAGGATGGGGAACATCACGTTCAACATTAGCTGCTCCCAACAGCGTTCAACTGGATTCAGGTAAATGGTCATTTGATACTTGGGGCGAGGACGCCCTCTGCCAGTACCTCAACGGCAAGCTTTACTACTGGGACACGTCAGGAGGACTTGCGGATCCCATGACTAACATCGCGACCAACACGACGGTTTCAAACGCACCCACCAAAAGCCGTGGAATGCTTGTTTCAGGAACGGATCGTTTCATTGTCCTTTTCGGAACGGAAACGACCATAGGAGACACCTCCACGCAGGATGACATGTTCATTCGGTGGTGCGCGCAGGATGATGTCAATACATGGACGCCTACCGCAACGAACACGGCAGGCTCACAGCGACTGACGGACGGAAGCAAGATTATTTCCGCCAAGCGTTCGCGTGGCGCTGTTTTGATATGGTCAGACACGGCCATGTACCAAATGCAACTGATTGGTGCTCCGTTCATTTTCGGATTTTCACAATTAGGTTCCCATTGCGGAGCAGTAGGTTTGCACGCTGCCATTGACATTAACGGCGTGGCTTACTGGATGGGCCGTGATTCTTTCTTCAAGTTTGACGGCACCGTGCTTAAAATTCCATGCTCCGTGGAGGATTATGTATTCACGGACATTGACGAGGCGAATCAGAAGGATGTTTTTGCAGCGGCAAACAGTGAATTCAACGAGGTTACCTGGTTTTATCCCACAAACGGGGCATCACAAGTGGATCGCTGCGTGACTTACAACATCAAGGAAGACGTGTGGCAAGTGGGGACTCTCGCGCGAACAAGCTGGGCCGATAAGGGAGTCTACAATTTTCCTTACGCAACAACTTACGCGCCGACGGACACGGCAACTACGATTACAACAATAACAGGACTTACGGCGGGAAGAACTTACATGTACGCGCAGGAGAAAGGAAACAACGCGGACGGCGCGGCGATGACTTCATACGTGGAGTCAGGAGAATTTGTCATTCCGCAGGGAGGGGAGCACCTCATGTCGATCAAAAGATTCATTCCGGACTTTAAGAACCTTTCAGGAACGGTGAATGTTTCACTGAAGTTCCGCGACTATCCGGCGTCAACGCAAAGAACCAGTGGTCCTTTTCCTGTGACGTCAAGCACGACCAAGGTTGACACGCGTGCGAGAGGACGGCAGGGGGCGATACGAATAGAAAGTTCGACGCTTGACACGGCGTGGAGATTTGGAACCTACCGTGCTGAGATCAGGCCGGACGGAAGAAGATAATGGCGCAGATAACTCTGCCACGTCTGCCGCAGGCACCCCAGGAATATGACGCGGCTCAAATTAATTCTTTAATCAATACATTGGACTTGTTGATTCAACTTTTAAATTCATCGTACACTCCGGAACAGTTAAGATCGGAGGACGAAGCGTTGACTTGGTTCATGGCTGACTGATGGGACAGCTTTTTACAAATGCTGTACAGGTCTTAGGATCAGTTGGGGATAACACGGTATACACCGTGCCTGACACGAAGACGGCAATCGTGAACGGAGTGAGAAGGACTGAGCTGGCGGGGAACACCCCCACCTACATCATTAAGCTGGAGGATGAATCCTCCAACCTGTTTTATCTCACACCTCCGATAACCGTTGTGGCGTATTCAACCGCGACCGTGTTTGACAGGCCGTTTACGATGGGGGAAAAGGAAAAGATTGTCGTAAACACGACGGCGGCTAATGAGTTTGATTTCTTTTTCGCCATTTTGGAGAATGATAGGGGGTCGAGAAACCTGTACAGAAATGTCATGACTGACTTGACTACGACGGATTCCACGGCGCTCTACACGGTTCCGGACGGCAAGACCGCCATCTTGAATTCATGGAGGATAACGAACACCAACGCCTTGGCGGCGGCGGCAAGCTACGTCTATGTCACCAACGCCGCAGGCACTGATTTTGTCTGGAACTCAGGAACGATCGCCGGCTACACGACGGTGCAGACAGTGAGCAGGCCGCATGTCATGAGGGAAAAAGAGAAGATTAAAATTAAAGCGGGAACGGCCAACTATCTGCATTCCGTGGCTTCTTTGCTTGAAATAACAATAACGGAGGTATAGTATGGACAATGTAATGTCGGAACAGATAGACCAACCCAGCATCACGCCGGAGAGTTAAGGATTGATGATGAAGAAAATACTTGATATAAGGAGAAAATATGCCTATAAATGATGACGGAGTAGTGGAATACGTGACCATCAACGGGGAGAAGGTTCCCCAGATCGTGGTACCGGCGGAAGTCACTATTACAAACACACTGACAGGAAAGGAATACGGCTCCGACAAGGAAGCCGAAGACGACGTTTCTGACCCTGCGACTGCCACGGCTGTTCACCACATACGACGTGACGTGAAAGTTCAAGTGGCGATTCATAAAGTACTGAGTGCGATAGCGGGGAAAGTATAATGGCAAATCCACATTTCGATAGAGAAACAATCACAGAAGACATTGGGTTTAGAGGACCTCACGTTGATTTTAATAACTACGTAGCCCCATTTGATGATGAAGTTACTATTTCAGACATACCTAGTGCATATGATAATAGGTGGCAGCAAGGTTATTTTTCGGATCCTGATTTCGGACCGGCAGGAGGACCTCCAGAAATTACTGACGTACCTAGCGCATATGATAATAGGTGGCAACAAGGTTATTTTTCTAATCCTCATTTTGGACCGGCAGGAGGTCCGCAAGGAATAGAAACCCTGTCTCCACAAACATTTCCAGGACTTGGAAATCTTCCTGTATCTCAACCATGGGCAACGGAGTTCAAGACCGGCATGATGGATGATGACATGATGGATGACATTATGCTGGCAAAGATTTATCAAAGTGGCGATCCAGGAATGATTAACAAAGGATCGAAGTGGAATTTTATGCCGGGAGGAGATCCTCTTTGGGATGAAGTATCCCCACAAGGAGAGGCAATAAACACAGTACTTGAGATGCCAATAATACAACAGATGATAACAGAAGGTGGATTTAATTATGAAGATTTTATGAGAGTAATTCCTGAGTGGTTAAGAAGAGAGTTACCAAGGGATGCTTTTCAAAGCAAATCTGATTTCATGAATCAACAACCAATCACGGTGATATAAATGGGCTGGCTGGACAAGGGATTTAAAAACATATTAAAGGGCGGCAAGGACTTATTGTCAAGCCCGGCAGGAATCATGGCGCTCGGCGTCCTGGCTCCTTACGCGGCGCCGTGGATGACAAAAGTAGGAGGGATGAAAGGACTGGGGATGCTGAAATCCCCGATGATCTCGAACGCCCTCAAGAACGCGGCGATGAACTACGGGATCGCGACACTGACGGGATCGAAGCATCCTGGAAAGGCGGCGATGTGGGCCGGTGCGGCGTCACTGCCGTTCACCTATATGCAGGGAGCACAGGCCGCGAAACAATACAATCAACTGGGACTAGGAGGGGACAAGAAAAACTGGTATGATTTCGCCCGCGGAAATGTCGGCGATACGGTTACAATGCCAGGAGCTGTCACTCAATCATATAATATTCCTAAAGGAATGGAAGGAGTGTATCCCGGATATGGAGTGGGACCTTCAGGATATGCAGAAGGTGCTGAAATGTTGGGATCAGCCCCTAGAATATCTTCTAGTTTTGGACCATCAACAACCACAGACTTAGCCAGCAAAGGAATTAATATGGATTACTTCACACGTGACCCAAGTGCCGCTCAAATAGTGGCGACACAGTCAGGAGGAATAGGAAGACTTCCAGCGGCGCTAGGACTCGAGAACATCGACGTCATGGCGTCACTCGTTCCGCAGGTCGCAGGACTGTACGGCGGAAGGATGAGCGAAGAGGAGCTATGGCTCGCGTCCCAGGAGAAACAGATCAGGATGTGGGCGTTCCAATTCGGAATCCCTTACGAGGAAGCGAAGGAAATCTGGGCTGAAGGATGGAGGAATCCATACTACACTACCAATACGCCAGCGGGCTACGGAGGATTCCGTAACCGCGGCGGCTACATAGACGACTACACCGCAGGTGGAAAGGCCGTTGGTCCGGGGACCGGGAAATCCGATTCCATACAGCCAGTGGCGCTCTCCAATGGTGAGTTCGTCTTCACCGAAAAGGCAACAAACAGGTTTCCAGGGGGAGCGGACGGACTTTATTCATTGATGAACAGGCTCGACCCTGAATCAGAAACACCACAGGAGGCACGCGCATAATGGTAGTAGGAGCTTATCCATCCGGAACAACGATGGGAACACAAACCAGCGGAATGTCGCCAGAAATGGAGGCGAAATTCCTATGGCTCATGGACCAGGCGAGGGAACTCGCCAGACCGTCAGACGCAGGACCCCTTCCGGCGCAGCAGGTCGCTGAATTTACCGACAAGCAGAAACTCGCACTGGAGAACGCCTATAAAGGAATAGGGGCGTGGGAAGATTATCTAGGAAAGATGCCCACGTTTGATGAGCAGGGAAAACAGATTACACAGGGAACAGGGATGGTTCAGGACTTCGATCCTGAATCCTACAAAGATTATTTGGATCCGTATCAGGACTATGTAACGCAGGGGATAGAGAAACAATATGATACGGCGATCAATCAAGCCAACCTAGGCGCCGCAGGAAAGGGAGCCTTCGGTGGATCACGACAAGGAATCATGAACGCTGAATTACTCGGAGGAAAGGCGCTCGGCGTCGGCCAGTCCCTTTCACAGGGATTCGGCACGGCCATGGGATTAGCGAGGGGGGACTTCGAAAATAAAATGCAACGGTATGGCACAGCCGCAGGAATGACACAGCAACTCGGACAAGGGGACATCGCGTCCCTCATGGGGGCTGGATCAATCGAGCAGCAGCGCAACCAGCAGGTGCTGGATGCCGAGTACCAAGCAATGCTGACCAACAGGTATGACCCAATGCAAAGATTTGGATTTATGTCCGACATCTTCCGCGGCGTACCGTCCGGTCAAATGTCAACGACCATGGGAACCTCTCCACAAACAAATCCACTATCACAGGCGCTAGGCGCGGGAATTTTTGGAGCAGGAGTCGCACAGGGTTGGCAGAACGTATAGGGGGATAGATGGTAACTTATCTCAGACCTCTTTTCAAAGTCGGCTATGAAGCCATGCGTGCGGCGATCAAAAACAGATCAAAATGGCCCGGAGGAGCACGTGACCTTGCAGGGACGCGGCAGCTTCTAGGCACTTCAACAAAAGACGTTCAATCATTCGCAAAAAGAGGATGGCAGACTTATCTGGGACTGGAAGGTCTTGATGAATTAGCCGGCGATAAACTTGAAGCCGTGCAGGAGGACACAAGTCCCCAATTAATTCCGCTTCCTGGAAAGATGGGTCCTGTTGACAAGCCCGTGATTGAAGAAAAAGTAGAAGAAGCAGAAATAATAAACAAGAACAATCAGGACGACGTCGTCATCACGGACGGAAGCGAAGGAAACGCGGCGGCGACAGGAGTCGCGACGGTCGCGGCAACCAATAATCCGGACGCCAACAGCGTGGAGAATGACAGCGTGATCCGCGTCAACGCGTACAAGGACATCATAAGGCAGTTCATCGGAAGCGGAGATAAAGGGGAGCGAATGCAGAAGAGCGCCCTTCTCATGCAGATAGGCGGAATGCTCATGGCGGGAAAGTCAGATGATCCCGGCCTCCGCGGTTTCACTGAAATCGTAGGACAGGCCGGCATACAGGCGGCACCGATGCTTTTTGAGATGGGAGTCGAGAAAGGAAAATCAGAGAGAGAAATAGGACAGGCGGCGTTGCAGCTCTACATGTCCCAGATGGACGACGGAAAGCGAACAGGTGACTTCGTTGCGGTATGGGACAATGTTTATGACATGAAGGACGGAGCGTTGCAGTATGACAAGTTCAGCGGCGCACCAATAATCAAGAACAGGCACCTCGTGAGCCAGTTCCGCGCGAACAGCTCGGAGATGGACTTCTTCATGGACCAGAATAATGCACTAGGATATCCACGCTACACGTTCCAGCCGTCAAGCGGCACTGGCCCGGGTATGTTTGGGATCACTTCACCGGGTGGTGAACAGTCATCAGCTTATCTCTTGAGCAAGGCGCAGCGTGATCAGATGATCAAGTTCGCAGGCTACTTGAACAGGCCCATAACTGCAATGGCGTCAACCATTCTTCCAATGATGATTGAAGGAAGAAACACCCTCATTGGATACCCAGGAGCCCTCGGTCGTACCTTTGGTGGTACGGCATACATCGCGGCTGACATGGCTAAGATGGTCAGCGCCGGATTCGGCGAAGATGCGATGATGAAGACTGGCGATGACACCTACGCCGTAAACAGAAGCAGCTCATTAGGAAAATTTTATAATCAGATATTAGGAAACGGAGTCGAGGGAGCGGAGTACAATTCCATCAACGCCGATGGCGGCATGAACAGTCAAGGCATTACAGGAATGTCCATGGGAGTTTTGGAGGCGGCAACCCCTGACCAGTTTGTTGAAATCCCCGGCATGGGAAACATGCCTGTCTTCGTTGACAGAGCGGGAAAATACGGGGTGAAGGGCGCGGCATACCTCACTAAAAGTGATCTCGAAAAAGCCCTCTTCGATCCGAGAAAAACACAGCTTGAAATCTTCGAGACAACCCTTGGTCTGATGCTGGCAAGAAGCCGTCAGCCAACCGGTCGTATGTTGGCGGATGTTTTGAGACGATCCTTTAAGGAAACTCAAATGACTTCAATTCTCGACTACGCATCTAACAGCCCTGAGGCGGTCATAGGAAAGTACATGGGTCTCTACAATGAGATTTACACTAACATGACGGGCGCACTTGACATGGCAGGCTTCATACCAAGCGAGGATGCAAGAACAAGAGGAGATCAAATAGTTGCACCTAAATCATTCAACGTTCCTGGATCAAAAGAAATGGCGCAGCAGTATTACACCATGCGTGATTTTGAAATGAGACAGGGAAACAGCATGTACAACACCTTCGGGCACGACATTCGAGGAATTGACATTCCATCCTACGGGGACTGGGCAGGAGGCCTAGGCGCAGTCGTGGGAGTGGACAACGCGGAAACAAGTAAGAGTTATGAGGAAGTGGTAGACTATTATGATCAATTATTTAATCCAACTAATTAATTATGGCAAACGAAGAGATTATTAAACGATATCAGGAGAGCGTCTTCGGACAGGGTCCTACGGGAGCAGAGGACGAGACCTTTACAAGTGTCTCTGAACAGGGAATTCCTGTCACAGGAGCGCAGGACATCATCCAGAGGAACCAGCCGTATGCAACGGATGCTCCATTGGCACCATTCCAGGCATTAGGAAACGTTCTTCTTCCAGGACAGCCGTTCGGAAAGAAAAACAGATGGCTGATGAACGCGGAGCAAAAGAAGATTCACGAGGCAAGGCAGATAGAATCACAGGCCTACATGAAAAAGAAGGACGAGGTCCGTGACCGACTGGGGATCATCTTTGATAAGGCGCAGAAAAGAATTGACGAAACAGATGATCAAGCAAAGAAAGATGAATACAGAAAGATGGTCCTTAAGGCGAAGAATGACATTCTCGCGGCATCAGGACTGACGGAAGCGGACTTCGCGCCAGTGAGCGCGCAGACCTATTCCCTCTATGATGAGGCAGGACTGTTCACGACCGCTCCAAATCCCTATCCCGTTGCGGAAGCGGCTGGGTATATGGGACTTGGGACCTACGGAAGCATCAAGGGATTCAACAAGGGAGTCAATCTAGGACTTGTCAAGAAATTTATGCAGGGAGCGAGCAAGGGATTTGTCAAAGGAAAAGGCGGATTCTGGGGCCGTGCTGCAGGGGCGATCGTTGGAGGAGCTCTCGGCGTAGGCGCCGCGGACTTCGGATATGAAATAGCGCTTGACATCATGAACCGTGCCGGAAAGGCGAAGGCGTACATGAAGATGGATCCAAAGGAACGATCCGGACTAGTGAATTCAATCGTCAATCCAATTCTTGCACTCACACCGGAGGCGCTGACCTTTGGAGACGAGGGAATCAACAGGCCATCCTTACCGGAGAGAACTCAAAACGCAGTCGATGCGATGGTGTTTGACGCCGCAATCAGCACGGCATTTTTCGGATTGCGTCCAGCGTATTTAGGACTTAAATGGATTGGCGGAGCAGCTGGTGGATTGAAAAAGGCGCCACCGGCATCACAATTGTACAAAGGCGACGACCCATTATCAAGAGAGTTATGGAAGGACTTGGGTGCCCCTACACCGCATGAAATACTTGCGGCTGAACAGGCACTGGCAAAGTTTGATCCTGTGGACATTCTAAAAGTAGGAAAGAAACCAGGAGCTATCTGGGCGAGCGGAGAAAGAAATCTTCCAGTGACGGAAAAAATTCAGATGAACATTCCCTTCATCGGCGGTGCGGCGACGCGCCTGATGAAATCAAAGGCATTCAACTGGCTTGGGCCGGCATCAAATAAATCCGAGGAATGGCTACCACCTTTGGAAACAATTGCTGGTACTACACTGCCAAGATATTCAGTGGCAGGACGACCTTACATCGGCACATTTGTAAACGCCTTCCAGCGTGTTCCTGCGTTCGGCGGACCAATAAGAGCAGGAGTTCAACTTGCTGGTGAAGCGCAAAGAATTCGTGCGATCAACATGCTCGGACGATTCGCGCCATACATCACCACAATGGAAATGGGGGTTGATTACCTCAAACTTTCAGGAAAGTCGGCGGAAGGATTCAGGAAAGCGGCTGTCAATTACGACAAGCAGATTTACGAGGCGGCGAAGAGTGCAGGCGCGATCATCAGTGACGACGCACTCGTGGCAACCACGAAGGAAATTCTTCACCGTGCCTCCAAGCTGACAGGAGACGCGAGAAAAGCCTACGGACCATTCACCAAC